TCCGCCTCTAGGCGGGCTATCTCCCGGCTGATATACCAGCGTGCCTTCTTCAGATCCTCTAGTCCACCTTTATCGCCGGCTCGCCATATGTACTTGATGGCGTTGCCGAGATTAAAATTGAACCATTCGACGACCTGGATACATTCGATACCGCTCGGGTGCTGATTGTAGTGCGGCGGATGGTTAACTACATCAGGCTCGTCGTATTCTGGTATAACTTCTCTAACCATTTCTGATGTGCTCCATGAACTCGAGCTTGGCTGTTCGATCATGCTCCGAAAAGACACCGCGCATTGCCGATGTGATAGTAGTCGTTCCATGAGCTAGGGCACCTCGTACGGACATGCATGAGTGGGTTGCACTCATGACGACCGCCACTCCCTTCGGGTCTAGGATATCGTCGAGTGAGTCTGCGATATTGGTAGTCAGGTCTTCCTGGACAGTAAGCGTATGCGCCATAGCCCGGACGTGGCGAGCGAACTTAGATATACCGGCTACGAGCTTCTCCGGAATATAGCCTATGTGGCATACGCCGGTAAACGGAGCGATGTGGTGTGCGCATAGACTGACGAAACGAATATCCTTGATTACGACCATCTCGTGGCCGTTGGCCCCGAAGGTCGTGAAGTGAAAATTCTCGGTGCCATCAGTCAGCTCCCTGAGCATCGCGACAAAACGCCGTGGCGTCTGAGCGAAGTGCTCAGAGCTCGGCTCGTACACGTCAGGGCAGGTCTTACGTAGTAGAGCGTCGAAGAGTTCTTCGGGGGTAGCGTCGGCGAGAAACATCGGCCCTATTCTGCTCACTTACGTCCTTCCGCTTCTAGTTCCTCGTCAGGCGGACCGGCCATGGATACGACTCCGGGATAGAAGTAGGCCCAGGTCTTGCTCGTTTCGGATACGCCTACGCCTGCGAGTTCCGGATAAAGCGTGGCGGCGACTTCGTATATAGCGTGTGCGAGATTCTCGGCTGTTGGGTTACCGACGAAGCCAACGGTGTCGTTAATATCACGGTGGTCGAAGCTCAGCTTGAGCCAGTCCTTGAACTGGTCGAGCTCGCCGTAGTCTCGTACGAAGCCGACTTCGTTCAGGACGTCTGCTTCGAGGATGAGTCTGACGGTATAATTGTGCCCGTGAACTCGAGCGCACTGATGCTCCGGAGGCAGACCCTCTAGATGATGCGCGGCGCTAAACTCGAAGTCCTTAGATATCCGATACAACCTCTTCCTTCCCGAAACGATCGAATTCACCATTCCTAACGCCATCGATGAAGGCGTCCCATTCAGGACGAGTGAACTTTAGTACGGGGCTTATCTTGCCGCCCCCGTCCTTCATTTCTACCTCGCCGTCTTCCTTGAATCGTATCACAACGGCCATTCGTTATCATCTCCGTGAAGCCGACGGGAGTCGAACCCGTCTACGCTGTCGTTCACGCAGAATACCCTCGGCCCCGGGCGGGACTACCCGCTTTGGCTTTCAACGAACCTCTTCTGAGCCAATGTTATCGTCGAGCAGTCCCTATACGGTAGGGCTGAGCCCCTTGACCTTTCGGTACAGGCCGCCGTACCGGCCAGCCTGTTACGGCAGGAGCGAGTTATCCGAGGAGGAGCTCGCGCCGACCTTGGACTTCAGCGCCGAGAAGCCCGACGCCTGAATCCAGTAGTCCGGGTTGTCCGGGAACTTCTGCCGCTGCTTGTTGTTGGTTGCCCGACGGACGAACATCTGCTCGCCGATGTAGTAGTCGGGGTCGTCTGGGACGTCGAGCTCGCCGCTCTCGTCGACGTTCTCCTCGTACTTGCCCATCGCCTTCAGGATACCGACGATGGTGTAGAGCGCCCCTTCCCAGACGCAGGCGTTGACGTACTGCTTTCGGTTCTTGAACTCGTTCAGCTTCGCTGGCTGATTCAGTTCTGAGTCCTGAATAGTGAACTCGAAGACGAGCATCGGCTTGCCGATGTTGTCTCCGCTGCTCGGACTGTCGAGCCGGACGTCGGTGATCGCGCAGTGGTACTTGCCGACCGGGAGGCCTTCTCTATCGCCAGAGGAAGCTTCCTGATCGCTAACCGTAACCTTGAGACCCACTTGTTACTCCGTTCCGTTACCAGTACTGATTGAGTTCCTGTCATCGGCTGCTGGTAGTGTCTCGCCTGTTATAGGACTCCTTCCTGTGACCGCAGAATACAGGTCGGCCATCTGCGGCTCCTGGACGACCCGAGGCAGCGTGCCGGCTCTCGTCTTACAGACGAAGCCTTCGGTATAGCCGGTTAGCAGAAGACGCTGTTCGAAACGATGACTTTGCGCTTACCGTCCATCTCCTGTTCGGCCTTGGTATAGATGTACCAGACACAGGAGAACATGCCAGCGATCTGGTTCTTAAGCTTACCCGGGAAGTCAGGTTTGAACCAGGTGATACCGGCGTTGTCTCGCATCTCGGTCTCGTGAGCTGTCACGATGAGATTGACTGGTAGATCTCGGAAGGCGCGGACTAGACGCCTCATGCCGCTGATCGACTGTCCCCATTCGCGGACGCTCGGGACATCGACGTTTACCTCACCGCCTGAAGGCCTTCCGTTCTTCTCCAGGTCGACCATGATGTCGCGCATCCACATACGCTCGGCTTCAGTGCCTGTATCAATGATCATCGTCCTGAACGGGATTCTTGACGGGTCCTTGATGCCGACTGCTGCGGCGTTGTATACGTCCCAGAACTCAGACCACTTGGAGATCGGAAGGTGGATTGCTCCAGGAGCAGCCTTCTTCAGGGTATCTGCCTCCGAGGCGTCGCTAGACATGTAGGCCACAGGACTCATAGCTGGTACTTTCGAGGCCTGTGAAGCTAGGTAGGTCTTACCTGCTCCAGGTCTCCCGTACAGAAGCAGTTTCATGTACGGCTGTAGATCGCTTACGGGAGCGCATGGGATACCTCCAAAAGAGTCAGGTATCGGTATACCGGGAGCGAGGATGCTCGACGGCTCGATCGTCCTTAGGTCGAGCTCTTCTGTCACTACTCTACTTCCTCGCCCTGAGGTACGCCTACCGGTCTCGCCGGCCTCTCCAGGCAGTCTTCGAATCCGTCGCTGTTGGGGATGTGAACTAGTTCAGGATGAGCGTCCTGCCATTCGCAGATCTCGTCGATACGCTGGTTGATCAGATCGAGATGGTGTTTCGGCGACCCGATCTTCTCGCACATGTTCCAGTACAGGCCCAGTAGCTTCGGCAAGCTCACATCCTTGCCTCGGAATATAACTACCGGCTCGTCTTCCCCTACGTCGCCGCGCTCTATCGTTACGCGGCCATACTTCTTATCCAGTCCCACTGGTCCGCCTCATTTCACGCTGAACTATATAGTAGGGAGGTCCTTGTACATACTGAGTGTCAAGTATGTCCTGGTAGTCGCCTCCAGACTGTCTCTCGAGACACGGTTCCTGGAGTGGGCACATCTGGCACTGTATACGACTAGAGCTTGGGTAGACTCGATGTGGAGCCAGCAGATCCAGGATCTGGTCGCGGATATCATTACCGATATTCTGGAGCTGTGTAGGAGTCTTATGAATAGTAAACCATCGTATGAACTCCGGAGCGTTCTCTTTAAGCCAGTACAGATATTCGTCGTAGAATCCGGCCTCATATCCAGGTAGATCGTACTTGCGCACGTGACGCATATACGTTTCGAAGTCGGTACGCTGTTGCTTAGCGGTCGAGTACCAACGCCCCTGCATAGGACGTTGCAGGAGCTTAGGCCTGTGTGGAAAGCCCTTGAAGATCTGGACGTACCTGAATCCTCGAACGTCTAGGTTGAGCTCCTGCATTATCGCCCAGCAGTAGCTACCTACTGGTCCGTCTAGCTCGAGGATAGTCTGATCCTTAAGTAGCTGGGCGGCGGTCTTCCAGTCGACGATCCAGTATCCGCCTTCGCGGTCCTGTAGCATAGCGTCTATGCGTATACCGTAGTAGACGGGCAGACCCGTCCATCCTAGGTCGAGTGAAATTCCTGGAATGGCGCCGAGTCTCGCGCAGTGCTTTTCCCAGCACTTTTGACACTTACAGTAGACCTGTTTGTCTAGCTCGTCGTAGATAGGGACGAAGGCTTCTTGCTCCACTCCAATCGGTACGTATTGCCTGCGATCCAAGGTTCGGATGAACTTTCGGAGCATTCCTTTACCGAGCTCGATTCGCTTGTCGTAATCAGACTGCATTTCAGGGTCGAGGACGTACTGATCTGCTCGAGACAGGAAAACAGTTCTTTGACGATTACACTCTGCGACAAAGGCATCTCGGCCAAGCGTGTACAACTCCTTCAAAGGCAAATGCCATGTCTCTGGGTTCCAGAAGGTCTCCATACCGATATGGAATGCGGAGCCGAACTCTAGAGGTGCAGGCTGAACTGGCAAGCTATAGCCATCTGTAAACGACCATTCATGCTGCAAGCGGCAATGACGGAAGGCAGTGAGCTCCGATCCGTGAACCTCGTGGATGAGATTCGTATCGATCATTGACCCATCCAGTTCAGTCCCTGCTTATCAAATTCTTCCCGAGACCTGTCGTCCTCAGCGTCTTCAGCGTAGAGTCGTCGAGTCTCGTCTTCGTAGGCCACTTGCAAGTACCCCATGAACTCGACTAGCTGCTGATCGCTTAGACAGTTCCCGCCACCCAGAGGAGCTGAGACTGTTACGGCTGCGTAGTCAACGCCTACGCGGACCTGCGCCCCATGTATGTCTTCTACAGTGCCTATGAGGCGGACGGCTGCTTTGAGTTCCACTTTGGTTTCTCCTGTACTTGTATATTTATTATATAGCAAGATCCTCTTGACCAGCAAGAGGACCTTACTGTGAAAAGTCTTGTAGGTTATTTGTTAACCGTGATACGCGTTCGTGCCCGTTCGATTCCCCTCGTTGTCAAGGCACGGAGTACGTCCTGTCGAGTCGTGAACCCATGTACTCCGGACGCCTGCCATGTGCGTACAGCCGTGTACGGTGTCGTCACAGTTCGCGCATGGTATGCGAGATACGAAGGACGCTATGTTCGTGGATGTCATATAGGGCGCCATGACTCGGAAAATAAAAAACAATATGGCCATGGCCGCTAGGACGCCTAGGCAGCCGATTATGATGAGATCGTGCACGTTACCTCCTGCTTATTACTAACTGCTCAGAGTGGGACCTGACCGGAGAGCTAGCCAGGTCCCACTCTCAACCGTTAGGGAAAGGTCCAGCTCTCGCACGGAACTGCTGAAGAAGCGTCCTCTACGACGTCCCCTTGAGTGCAGCCTGTGAAACTTCCGTTGGTAGCTGCGAGCGAGTACGGGAACTGCGCGACAGACGACCAGAT